GGTGACCATGCCAGCGTCTAGTTGTCCTGTCTTGATGAAATTGGCGTTTATAGCTCCATCCATAGTCATAGCAATTTCATAGATACGGTCAGGGTTGTCTACTCCCGTACAGTTATCGCTGTACCCTAACCCTCCCATGTTCCAACGCCATATCTTTGTAGCTAGCTCGGGGTCTGGGTTATCCATAATTAGTATTTCATTGGTTTCATCTGGGTTCTGCCTGATAAGTACATGCCCTCCAATGGCGTCCTTGATTAGCTGGGCTGACTGGTTTGCTGACAGAGCCAAGTCTTGAGCTGCTCTGGCTATTGCTATTACAGATGAGGCTGCCTTTATCTGTTGGTTTTCTACCCCTCGGACTAGGCCATGTTTTCCAGCCCCCTTTAAGCTGTGAGAACCTCTATACTTCCAAGTAGAATGGGTGATAAGGGATATTACATCACCCCCACCCAACACTCCAGTACCAGCTAAGGTTACAAAGTCTCCCGGTTGTAAGGAAGGGTCACCAGCTATTTCTGAATTGAAAGGTACATATACCACAGTAGTTATTTGAGCCAGGAAATAGTCCAGCATCTGATTAATCTGAGCCTCAGATAACCCAGTCAGGAGCGGATTTTCTTCCAGCACCATGGTCATACCTTCAAACCCTCTGGAATACTCTATCTCCCCTACTTGCATACTAACTTTAGTTATCTTCATGGCGAAGTCAGAAACTTTGGAATTAAAGCGTTCAGCCTTGTTTATGGTTTTTACACTAGCCCTAGCCTTAATTGGAATAATTTCAAGCTCGCCCTCCCGATTCATGAGGGCAAAAGCCCCCATAATCTGGCAAGACCACATAAGCAAGTCTCTACAAGTTTTAATCTTGGATACATCTGGAGCAGCCAGCAATATTCCAGCATTAGCAAAGGTATCAAGCTCAAATAAGCTAGTACCAAGAGTTATCCCAGTTTTAGCACAAACATAGGCTACAAAGTTTCTTGGGCTACTTGACCCTGGGTCTCCTACAGGAATATCCAATAGTATCATGCTATCCAGAGACGTAATATGGACATTAGAGGCTTGACGCTGTATGTCAGTTACATAGAAATAGCCTAAAGACACATACTCCCAAAGGTTCTCGCCTACCAACAACCCGAATTTCAGAGCTACCCTAGCCCCATCCAAGCTATATGGGTTATCCAAAGGAGTACTTAAAGTTAGTCCCATTTCTGAAACGTAAACATTACCAACTTCTATGTCTTCTCCAGATACACATTGTTCTGTAATATACAGACTTCCTTGTACTATGTCTTTGTCAGTAATGTCTATTACAGTATTGTCCGCAAGCGTGATAGTACCAGTTATTTTCACGTCCCGTATATTTTGTTGTATAGCCGTTTTATAGACTGAGCTTACTGGGTACATCGTCTTACCTCCTAGTACTCAATTAAAGACACTGAAAGCTCCCAGAGGTCATTGTTACCGTCATAGTATTTCAGGTTTCCAGTCCTATCCCCAGAATACATGGACTTGGTTGGATTAGTGGATGTAGTAGGGTCAAAAAAGGTTACGCTAAATTGGTCTGGAGCTAAGGCAGCAGTAATCAAGGATAGTTGGGCTTTTGTAACCAGCCAGGTAGCTTGAATCTTGTAAACTCCAGCCCTTACCCGGTCACGGTTTAATAGCCCTGTCTCGGTACGTTTGGTGTTTTCACTGTCTATATCCTGTAATGTGACCGAATACTCTATAGGGTTGGGTAAATGCGTGCTTCCAACTGTAATCATAGCCCTACCTCCCATTACTCCTTATGTTACGCTTATCTTGGCTCCGGTAGATGTAAGCATCAATTTGCTCATTGCCTATATAAACGTACACATCCCCAGAGCTATTTTCTGCTGATTTAGTTGAGCTAAACGGTGAAGGCCCAGGTAGAGCTAGGTCTGTCGAAGATAAACCAGCTAATTGCCCAGCAATTACCCCAACAGCCCCTTGGACCATACCGGAATTTTGTAGTATGCCCTGAGCGTACATGCTTATAAGGTTAGGAGCCCACTTATCTGCTGTTTTACCTGGGCCTTGCTCAGTAGGTGATGAGAATCCAATATAGCTCTTTATAGTTCTGGCTACCTTGGATGCGGCATTCTTAACATCTGATATTTTGGAAGTAATGCCGCTAACTATGTTGGATACCATGTTTTTACCCCAATTCTTAGCATCGCTTATGATACTGGTTATAGCTATCTTAGATGATTGGAAAGGATCCAGCATTGCGCTCTGTATAGAGCTTGCTAAGGTAGCAACAGTGGTTTTTATGGAGGTCCAAGCATTACTTATAGTAGTTTTAATAGAGTTAAAAGTATTGGAAACGCTTTGCTTTAAGTTATTCCAAGTAGTAGTGAAGAAAGCTATAATAGCATTCCAGATATTTACAGCGGTAGTTTTAATCCCGTCCCAGACATTTTGTAAAAAGGTTACAATACCGTTCCAAGTGTACTCGGTTGTTTGCTTAATCCCATCCCAAGTAGTTTGGAAAAAGTCCTTAATAGACTTCCATATGTCCTCGGCTTTCTTCTTTATACCTTCCCAGGTATCCGCAAGCCATCTGGAAACCTCTTCCCAAGTCTTTATAGTCCACTTTTTGATGTCATCCCAGTAATAGATTATCAATGTAGCTAATGCAATAACTGCCGCAATTATCCAACCTATCGGGCCAAGAGCTATAAACCAGGCAGCAGCCATTTTAGCTGCGTGTGCAAGGAATTGTACCCCCGCCCAGGCCCACTTGGCTACCATTAAGGCTATTTGTCCTATAACAATAGCCCCTTGAGCGATAGCAGCTGCTGCTTGAGCTACAAAGGAAGCAACCACCTTAGCTCCATTTATGATAGCCGCAATTCCTAGCTTGGCAAAGGCTGTTACAAGAACAACCCCTATAATTGTGGCTAGTACCTGGAACCAAGGGTCAGCCTCAGCCCATTTAGCCTTAATCATATCCCAAGACTCAGAGGCTATAGCCTTTACCTTATCCCAAGCCTCAACAGCCCCCTGCTTTAAGTAATCCCAAAATCCAGCTAGGGTAGGTTTGGCTTGGTCCAAATCTCCAGTTAAACCCATACCTGCGTCTAGACTTGGTAAGTCCATGGCCCCCATAGATATGTCTCCGATACTTAGAGCGTCAGCCAAGTCTGACCCAGCCCCTGCGGCATCCTTTTGTAATTGATTAATCTCATCAAAAGGTTGTAAGTTCTTGGCTGCAGCCTTACCAGCCTTTTTCATGGCGTCAGCTTGATCCTCCAAAGCCCCTGAAGAATCTTCTGTGCTACTAGAGATACCCTCTTGAGCTTTACGAAAGTCACCAAAACCAAGAGACTTTGCTTCTTGTAAAGATTTGGTATAATTACCCCACATATGGATGCCAATTCCTGCAGCAGCTGATATACCCAGTATTAACCAACCTATGGGGCCAAGAGCTGACCACAAGGAGAATAGAGCTACCCTCAACCTAGCAACAACCCCTGTAAGAACCATGCCTTGCTGGGCTGCTAATGCCATCTGAACCCTGTAAATACCCATAGCAGTACCGACAACATTTAGGATAGGTATCTTAGCCAATAGCTGGCCTTTTTCCGCAGCTGTCGCAGCTACCAGAGCCCACTGAGCTACCGCCAAGGCTTTGGTAAGAGTATAGTAGGTAGCCATAACGGTTACCACAAACTTCAGCTGTGTGCCGTACTGTTGAATAAACCCAGTAGCAGTCCTTACTATAGCAGCAAAGCCCCTCATAACAGCCGTCAAAATACTTACTAGGGCAGCTATTTCTGGTCCAAATGATTGTTGGATAGCTTGTTGTAGCCCCTGTTTACGGAACACGGCATAAAAGTCAGTAGCGAAGTCTCTGACCCCTTGTAACCAGGATAATAACCCTTTGAATAGATTCTCTCCAATAGCCCCTATAGTCATGTTCCACACGTCTTTGATAGTAGAAGTAACGCCCTCCCAAGTATTCTCCATATTCTTCATCATGTCTGGGAATTTCTTGTTCATCCCTTCTATAATCATGTCTATAGCTTTATCAGCTGGTATTAAGCCCTTTTGTTGCATGTCCATAATCTCAGCTGTGGTCTTACCCATAGCATTTGCTAACATTTCCCAGGCAGGTATCCCAGCCTCAGTAAGTTGCCTCATTTCTTCCCCAGACAGTTTGCCTTTAGCCCGCATTTGTCCCAGAGCCAATATTATCCTGTTTATACCATCGGCTCCCATACCTAGACCAGCTGTAGCATTACCCACAGCCTCCATGATAGGCAGTACTCTCCCCGCTTCAAAACCATAAGCCAACATCCTCTTGGAAGCGTCAAGTAATTCTGGGAATTCAAAAGGCGTTTTTGCAGCAAAATCAGCTAAGTCCTCCAAGAATACAGCTGCTCTGTCAGCACTTCCCAGCATAGTAGTGAAGCCTATCTGAGCTTGTTGCATTTGGGCGTTATAACTAATAACAGTTCCGGTTAATTTTCCAAGACCTCTCCTAACAGCTTCAAATACACCTATACCCAAAGCTACAGAGAAAGCCCCCTTAAATACAGTTCCTAGGGTAGTGGCTTGTCTATTAGTAACTCCTTCAAGCCTACCCAATTCCTTTTCATAATTGGTGCTATCTAGCCCCATGCGTGCAAATACTTCTCCAACTAGCATACTTTATCACCCCCAAGGCCCAGTTAGACCCTTAGATTTAGCATCCTGTATGTGGCGTTCCCAGACTTTTGGTTTCTTTATCAGTTTCTGGAAAGAATTCTTGGCTTCTTTACCCATGAAATCTTCAGGGCTAACTGTTTTTGGTTTGCGTTTACTAAACATACCCGCAATTCCAGAGAAACCATTAGTCATTACCGCTGCTAGAAAAGCCCAGTGATTTTGCTGTTCGTTATAGGTTTCTATACTTAGCTGGCGTTGTAATTCCGTAAGTACAGAAGCAAGCTCACTGGGCTTCAGCAGCTTGATTTCGTCAATAGTCCATCCGAATTGACGGCCAAGTAGTACAACTATTTCTGCGCTAACCCAGCCTGAATCAAACCCATCAGCGGGGTTACTGTCCGCTTCAGACCAGTAAAATTTACGTTTACAAAAGCCTCAACTAAGTTCTCAATCTCGCTCATGTAAGAATTTTTTACATCGTCTTCAGTAATGTCTGGGAATATCACAGGCAACTTGTTATAGAGCAAATCAAATCCAGCTTGCTCCAGGAGTTTGCTCAAGTCAATATTGCGTATATTACCGGCACTCTCTGGGAAAAGTTCAGCCACTATCTTCTCCAATTCTCCAATACGCTTTTCTTCAACTCTGATATCTTTGCCAGCAAAGCTGACTACTGCATTACGCAAGTTTAGCCCTCCCTTATATATAATGGACCAGTACCTGTAAAGTCCACAGTCTCCTGGACTAGACCCTCTACAGGAGTTTCAACACCATCCCCGTTAATGATAGCCAGGCCTTCCAGGCAAGTCTTGTCTTCTCCAGAGCCCAAGAATAGCTGCATTACTACAGTTTTACCTAGAGAGTCAAAGAATTGAGTATCTCCCCAATAAGCCTCTGCACTCCCAGACCAGCCTTTTAAGGTACGGACAAACTCTTTCCAACCCTCGCTAGCGAATGTGGTAGCGTCCACATCTTCTCCGTCACCATCAAGGTTCCAGTTGAAAAAGCCTCCTGCTTGGGCTAGCGTCAGAGCTTTCCCAGACACAGTCACCTCATCATATATATCCCTAGCTTCTTCAAATACAACGATACCCCCAACAGACTCCAAAATAAAGCCAGAGGTAACCGCTATGCCTTCTACCTCTACAGTTACAGTATTTGGGCTCCAGTACCGCAAGGAAGTGTCGTCAATTTGAAACCTTTTCCTGGTTACGTCACCAGTACAAGGTTCATCGGTAAAGGATATGGGAGCTGTATTTACATCAGAAACGTATACAGCTCCAGTCATTCCAGCTATAGCCATTTATACCACCCCTTATGCCGGTAATCCAAGAGCACCAGTACCTGTAAAGTCGCAGCTGAAACTAACCTTATCATCTACAGGGACTTCTATACTGGGCTTTACAAAGGCGTTCCCTGTGAAAGATACGGTATCACTGACTTTAAGGGTAAAGGTTAGTGCTGTGCCCGATAACCAGGCAGCTAATATGGCTTTTTGGCCGTTAGTGTCTTCAGGCATGAAGTTGCCTTCTAAACTACCAGACCATTCTTTCAGACCTGCCAGGTATTCTTTCCATCCTTGGCTATCAAAGCTGGTAATATCAATATCGTCAGCCCCTAAATCAAGGCTCCAGTTAGCAATCTCAGCTATCTTGTTAGCCCCAATAGAGACTCCACCACCAGTTCCTTCTATTGCCATAGTTAACCAACCTCCTTAATGATTTCAAAGTTTACAAAAAGCTCTACTCTGTTGTTCTCGTCACGCTTTAATATTTCTGGAGAGCCTTTGGCCTTGATAAGCAAATACTTTGTACCCGATAAAGTCTGTCCGTGAAGCCCATGTAGTGCCTTTACTACAGAGTCTATCTTTGTCCTAGCCAAAGAATAACTGGTATTCCTAGCCCTTACTTGAAGGCCTGGATATTCTCCCTTCCAATGCAAGTCTGGAGGACTCCCAGCGTACTCAAATAGAACGGTACAATTGTCTGGCTTATCTGGCATTTGACCTAAAAACAAGTCAGTACCTACAGTTCCTACTTGTTTGGTAGCCAGGTAGGTACTGATAGCTTCCAACATAGACATCACCTCAAATCTCTTAGAGCTTTTTTAATAGCTAAGCCAGCAAACGTCAATACCTTGGCCTTATTACGGTTGAAAGGGTCTTCAAGGTACTTGGGCTTCCCCCCAAGAGGATGTACATACCCTAGCTCTTCATGTTGCCTTCTAGCATAGGGAGTGTTAAAGCTGATATATACAGCTGGTTCCTTGCCCTCTCCAATACTTATGGAAGTTCCAGCTTTTGCTGCTTCATATACTGAAGGGCTGTCAGGCAACATCCCTACAGATACAACCCCGCTACGCCTTAGAGTACCTGACTCTACTGGGGCCTCATCAATAGCCTCGGTTAATATCTTTTCAGCCCCTAACTGTAGTGCTTTTAAGCCAGCTCTTTTGGCTACTAGGGCTGACTCCTTAATCTTCCACCCCATTACACAGATACCTCCCGGTGACTGTCGCTACCGTCCAAACTGGGCACCAGGCTGACATTTATAACTGGCCACGTACGCCCTCCGTACTCTAAAGTGTCGTCAGGCTCTACAGAGTCAGTACAAAATACCAAGGCTTCAGACACAACTTCTCTGCCTTCTTTGTCTCTTACCAACCTTCGTCTACCTTCCCAGCGAACCTTAATAGACTTAGACTCGGCAAAGGTAGGTTCCCCATAGCTGTTTACTCCAGTAGCTTGTTGCCAAGTTGCGGTTTGGTTTAAATATCCTTTAATCATGTTACCAACACCGCCCCAGCCAAATATGACTTTAACAGCTCTTTAGCTTCCAGAGACAGAAACCCTTTGCCTGGCATAACCCCATAAGATTCTCTCAATGACCCAATAGTTATGGAGGTTACGCCCTCTTGTCTGAGCTTTAGTCTTTGGCTGTTGCCTCTCTCTAACATAGCCAAAGCCTCTTCACAACAGGCCTCTTTAACGCTTTGGTGAACTGTTACTTCGCAGTACCAGTCCCGGTCATATA